AGCTTCATTGTTGTCATTCTCTCTAGCAAAATACCTAGAGTCACCTATACGCTCAAAAACTTCTATACCAATATCGTCTTCAATCTCTCGGAACAGCTCAGCATATCTTTCTACGTTTAGTCCTAGTTTCTTGGTTGCTGGCCCCACCTTCCATTTAGGATCACCAAACATAGCCCACTCTCCATAGGTATCCCTATCGGGCCATTCCCGGCGAATGTAAACATAACCGTCCCGATCCACAGCAGCCCATATAGCAGTGAAGTTGCGAGCCCCAGCTGGGTCAACCACCTGATAACAAGTAAACTTGCTTTTGTCCGATATGTCAGGGAAGGACATACCATACTTATTCTTTTCCTCACCAAGAACATTAACCTCTGTATTGAAAAGCGGAAGCAACGATGTCACACTTTTTACAGGAACACCATAAGCTCTAACCAATATTTCCTCCTCCGGTCTATCCCGCAAATCTTTAGCTATCCGACTATACCCACCAAACGGGTTCTCATCAGAATGCAAGTAGACTACCGATGCGTCCCGTTTCGGGCTATATTGCTGCACTGGAAGTTCTCGGTTAAGAAGCTCTGCCCTTCTAGTCTTTAAGGTTTCAGAACCCTTTAAATATTCTGCTATAAACGGAGTGTACCCATTAATAGGAGTGAAGGCTATTAACATCTTGGAATTCCTAGTAGCCAACCGAAAACGCAAAGTGTTTATCAAGGCATCGTCACCAAGATATTCGTCTAACCACGTTCCAATGTTCAAATTGTCCCCAGACCTAAACCCAAATTCAAAACCCTCCAAGATGGTTTGGTTATTGGAAAACTGGGTGTAGGTTTTAAAATCAACCCTAGTTCTAGTATCGGGGAAGATGAAGCTACTACCGGTAAACCCATTCTGCATAGAGTAGTTTATGTAGCCCTCAATACTCTTGGTCTTCTTCTTAAACTCCCTGGGCATCATTTCCCACACCGCAGCTTGCTGCACCTTTACGCTGGTATCAGCGTTCTGGGAAAAACAAACAACATGGCCATCTGGGTTATTTATCACACTTTCCATGACAATTTTGGCACAGCCAGTTGTCTTGCCGCTCCGATTGCCCCCCAAACACAGACACTCGTTGTATGTTCCTAGTCCATCTTTAATACGCTCCCAACCATCTAGGTTAAACCCATGTCTTACCGGATCTTGCTCAGAAGCCTCTATACGGCCCTCATGGGCCTCGTGCAGCTCCTTTAGCACCTTGGGGTGTTTCTCCCCTAGGAACACTATCTCCTCGTCTGTAGGGGGCCTTAATATTGGATGATCGCTAAACTCAATCATTCTGGGAAATAATCTTCCAAGTCCTTCATCGTTGAACCATTAACCAATGCTAAAAAACAAGACATTTGATCTTCTAACTCAGGACTAAACCCTCGACTAAAAGTGTCATACTCAAATCCATTCTCCCCCATAGAGGCTACTAAGAACACTTCCCATTCTGGGTTTATGGTATCTAATGATTTCTCAACTAGCTCAATGTTTCTGTTCATTATAAAATTCTGTTTAGGTCATGTCTTATTGGTTCAGAAGTAAAAGGCTTTGTTTCAATCGGAACCACCTCATGCTCTAGCCTATGACAATTGGCACATAACAAATTACACTTCTCCAGCTCTTTTAAAAAAACAGTTTTACTGCTCACTGCTTTTCTAAAATTTTCAGAAATTTTAAATCTTTTAACACCCCTAGCATGGTGACAATCAAATTGAATGGGCCTTCCCTCAAAACCACACCTAGAACATTTCCAACCCCCAAAATGGTTTTTAATCAGCTCATCTCTTTGGGCTCTTGCCCTATTATTACTGCACTTCCTACATCTAGGTTTATACCTTTTTTTACCCTTACCTTGACCATTGCTATGAAACTCGGTAATCGGTAGCTCTTGGCCGCAATCTTTACATTTCTTGGTCAACAACTACCTCCGCCTTCTTCATGTTAGCTATACGCTCCCTAGCAGCCTTCACCGTAGCCTCATAGTCCTCTTGGCTAACCACCTTACGCTCCTCTACAATGGTACTAGCTTCTCCCCTAAATGTGTTACTACCCTTCTCCGCTTTCTCCAACGCAACCGCCAATGGCAACAAGTCTTTGAAACTAGCCTTTATCTCACCAGACTCCATCCTTTCTCTTAGCTGCTCTATCAAATCTTCCTCTAACGAGGATAGTTCTAAGAATGCTCTGCCCCTTATCTTGCTTCCTAGTTGCTTCCACTTGCCCGTGAAGTCGGCATAGTCCAGCAAGACGTTTACAATTGTTTCACGTTTGAGCCCATACTTGGTTCTCATCTTGGTCTGAGTTACCCCAGTAGCGTGTAAGTACAATATCTCCGCAACCTTTTCGGGGTTACTCTTAGACAATACACTATTATTCTTAGGATTGTGTTCTTGGATCTCTAAAATTCCCTCCCGAATAGAGTCTATGAGTTCCTCTTTAGCATCCATTTGCCCATCCACCTACGCTATAAGCCCTTATCCGTCAATATTTTTTATAGGGCTAGTAGATGATATATATATATAATAGCCCCCGCCCCCGCGACCCCCTCCTCCTTCGGTGCCGGTCGGCAGCCCTACGCGTAACACGCACCCGCTACACGTAGCCCCATCACCGGGCGGTGCCTACGCCTGGCGCGCACACATCACACGCCCAAGCTACGCGTACTCATCCTTTTTCTTTGGTCGATAGGCAAAACATTCTAAGAAGCCAATTGATAACCGGCCTTTCAAGGTCCGCTTCAAAACTTTTTTTCCCTATGTAGCTGGGTCGTCTTTCAACTTTTTTCTTGCAAATGTTTTTCCGAAGTTGAATATTGTTCGCATGAGTATGAAAAAAGATATCCACAACCTAGCGATTCAATGCATTGCCGCGCCGTTGAACGAGCGACCAGCAATTGCCAAACAAGCGGGCGAGCTACTTGCAAGCGCTCCCGCCTTTTCAACATATGCCGCATACAAGCGGCAATTCGGCTTGTCTTACTTTGCAAGCGTTAACTCATCAGCTAAGATTGAGAAGAGCGCACGCAAAGAAGTAGATACCCTCATCTTGTATCTTGCCGCCTCAAATAATGCGGGCGTTGAATTGTGCAAATCAGCGACTAGAGAATGCCGTATGTTGTGCCTTGTATGTAGCGGGCGGGCTAAGATGGAAAGCAAACGAGATCATAGCAAACGACGCATTGCAATTGCACGCGTCATAAAGAGTTGGATCATGCATTATCGATCCGACATTGCACGCGCCGTGTTAGCTCATGAGATAATTAGCAAACAGAAAAGCGCGTTGCGTAAAGGTAGAGCCTTTGCTTGCCGTTTAAACGGAACAAGCGACATCGATCACTCGCAAACCATTGCCGCTTTTCCTAGTGTGGAGTTTTATGATTATACCAAAAACAACTTGCCGGATTCATTGCCGCAAAACTATTCCATCACCTACTCATTTGCAAACCTATCGCCCGCACGCGTGCGGCAATACCGTAAAGCCATTGCAATGGGTTTAAACATTGCCGTGCCCGTGCACGCCGATGCATTTGAGAGAGCGACTAGCTTGCCGTATGCATTTGACGCCGATCGAGATGATTTGAGGCATTTGGACGCGGAAATCGGACAACTTGCCATTCTAAAGATTAAGAAAAGTCCAAACTACGAAAGCGGCAAGCAATCGGATTTCGTCTTAGGGTTTGAGGGCGTGCGCGAGCTCGCCCGTCTAATTGGATTAGGCAACTTGCAAGGCAAGCTTGCCGCCTAACTTTTAACCACACCAAACAAATGAAAAACGTTTTGATATTGTGTGAGACCAGCGGTGCGTTGCGTCAAAGGTTCAAATACGCGGGACACTACGCTACGAGCGTCGATACGCTACCCGCTGACGATCAATTTGACGATGACGGGAGGTCAACGGGCGTAAACCATTGCCAAGGTGATGCCTTTAAACACCTTGAAATGTTGGAAGATAATAGCGTCGATCTCATCGTCGCCCATCCGCCGTGCACGGCTCTCTGTTTGAGCGGGAATGCATGGTATGCCCAAGGCATGGCCAAGCATGAAAAGAGACTGGAGGCCATGCAATGGACTGAGAAGCTTTGGCATCTTTGCAAACGTAAAGGCAAGCGGGTAGCCTTTGAAAATCCTGTGGGCGTGCTGGGTCACACGTCATTAGGCAAAGCTAGCCAATATGTCCAACCGTGGCAACACGGACACCCTGAGAGCAAAAAGACTGGGCTATGGCTCCACAATTTGCCACCATTGAAAGAAACTAATAACGTCAAAGACGTTTTTGACAAGCTACCCAAGCGGGAGCAACAGCGTTTGCACTATCTGCCACCATCGCCAGACCGATGGAAGATCCGCAGTAAAACTTTTGACGGCATCGCACAAGCGATCGTCGACCAATGGGGAGCAATCCTTTAACCCATAACACCATAACACCATGAGAAATATAGAAGATAAACTGACAGAAAAACAATATCGGAGGATGCTCAAATATGTCCCCGATTATGGATGTATTGAGACACTGGGAGAATTGCCCGAAGGGGGCG